CTCGTACAATACCTGACGGAGAGCGAGCGATGCAGGCGGGTCTGGTGGCTGTGTTAAGACGCTTATGCTTCGTGGCTGTAGAACAATGCCGCTTTCAATGTTTTCGTATTTGTGTGGGTCGTGATATAGCGCAGATACTTGGTACGCAAATTCCTGCTCGCTAACGCTAACCACACGAAACAATTGCGACTGTAGAGTGTCCTGAGTAACGATATATGGCGTGCCTGCTAGTGGTGGCGTACTGTATGCCTGTACTAAACCCAACACGTTACCGATGTGTGTAGCAGGGCTACTGTTGCCATTTATAGTGTTGATAAATTGCGACTCAGACTGCCCAGTAGGTAGAAGAACGTGCAATTTTGGATTGGCATTCCGATCTATTGTTAGGTTGCGGTCTACCGTTATGGTGGCGCCATCTATAGTTGATAATCGTCCAGACAGCGTAACACCTGCTCTAGTCGGGTCTTGCACTTCAATTATGGTGCCAGGACGGCATACTTGACCAGCATCAATTGATACTTGAAACGTAACTACGTCGGTTTCATAACGCTCGGAGTAAAGTATCCAGCGACCTAGGCGATTTGCTGCTGCCTGCGACTGACATCCAGTAGCTTTTACATCACGTTTAACGATGCCATATCTGCTGACGAGTACTGCATCTTCAACGTACTCGTAGTCCATCTCCTGCGTATCGGTATTAAACCACTCTACTACTACTACTGTAGAACGTGTGCGTGCGCTGCTACCTGAGTATGTAAATATGCCATCGATGACATTAGACGGGCTGTATATGTAGGATGTTGGCGTTGGTCTATCCTGCGCAATCGTTAGCGTACCAGCCGACCAGTATGACATGCCACGGAATACGCTGAGCATTGACTGGATAGCATCATACGCCTCCGCTGCTGAGTTGATGTTTACGTTCAGTAAATACCGTGGTTCCGTTGCACCTTTGCCGTCAGATACTAGCTGGTTGCAGTACTGAGATGCTGAGTAAAATGCCCACTTGTCTAACTGACTAGCTGTTATATGCTGACCAACGCCATACCTACTGTTAATCAACATATCGTACAGACACCATGCTGGGTCAGCGCACCATGTAGCTGCTGCAAAAGTACCAGTCCATACGCCGTTATAGATTAGCCTGCCATTGGTCTGGTCTACAGTGGCATTATCTGGGATGAGAACCTTTAGACCACGTATCCAGTACGACCGTTGCGGGACTGTTGTAAACTGTCTAGCATTTAGACGTAGACCGATTACAGCAGAGTTTGGATATGCTAGTTTGGCAGTAATGATGTAGTTGATGCTACTAACAAACGTGCCATTTTGTAGCATTTCGCTCGTGCTGTCAGCCGTTAGCCGTGTAACACGCACTGCTCGACCATTGACTGAAGATGGCAGGGCAAAACCATATTGCTTGGTAAATGGTTGCGATGTGCGACCGCTGATGACAGTCTGACTCTCTGGCAGTGCTAGCGTGTAGGTCGGTGACGCGCTGTCAGTGTTTAGGCTATACTCGATTTTAAATGCCACGCTTGTTCCATAGACGTCCCCTTTATCCGTGCGTTGCTCTAAGCTGCGGACACCAAGCGTCAGTTTAATATAGTCAACGTTATCATCTAGTATTGGAAGAACTTTAACACCACCGTTTAGTGAACGTTCTAGCGTTTCTCCGATATTGGTCTCCTGGTCTATGTCAGGAAAATTCGCTAACGGTTGTTGCGATTGCGTGCCAGTCGCTAACTGGACAGTAACGTTAGTAAAATTGGTTTTGCCGTCAGGTTCAACTAACGGTACTTTATCTAGATAGATGCTATCTAGTCCAATAATATTTGACACTGCAACAGCAGTGGCTGTCGAGATATTGCGGCTTGTTTTGGATACTACTGTGAATTGTGTTGTCGATATAACAGAGTCGATTATCCGTATGCCATTGTCTGCGCTAGCACCACCTGTAAATGTAAACTGCGCATTTGTTTTTGGGATGATTTTGCGTGTCTGGTTATGAGTTATTACTATAACAGTACCCGACTGTGTATAGGTGCCAGCGAAGTTAGGTACACGTGTTTTAAGTCCCTCTATTTCACCTTCGCCAATAAGTTCCAATACGTCAACATAGGACTCATTAAAGAGGTTACTAGGCGTGATTGTTGGCTCGTATATAGGCGGAAGCACCACCATCGCTATTGGTGGCAGTGGCGCAAATTGTATTGGTGGCGGTGGAGGAGGTGGTGGTGGTGGTGGTGGTGGACTACCTCCTCCACCAAATTCGCCATGAATTACTAGATCGTCCATGCTACCTACCTGCTGTCTACAGTAATGCCTAGTGATATGACTATGCTGCCAACGATTGGCTGTCCATATATAACTGGTACGCTAGAGCCAGGTTGACTAGAGTTTGATATACCACTAAAATTATAGGTTTTTTCGCCGCTCTCTGAAGTCTGTAGTTCAGGACGGTTCAGCGCTAGACCCGTTGTTGTTGAGTCATAGTTGCCGAGCGATGGCGTGCCAATGTAAGGAATTGGCGAGAGTAGCTGCGACGTATTACCAGATGCCAATGCGCTCCGTATACCGCTGTCTGGTACTAACGACTGCAACGTACCAAACACGTCGGATGATAATGCTGACTGTATCTGCCCGCCGTTTATTGCATCCTGTGCACCATGAACAACTGGCAGCACTTCAATAGTTCCTGGACTAAACTGATCAACTAGTTCTGTTGGCTGTACGATACGGTCATTGACACGTATGACTACGCTGTTACTGCATAGCCACGTAGTAAATGCTTCATAATTTGCCTGCATAAACCGTAGCGCATCGAGCACGGAAGAACAGTTAACATCCCAGGTTGACTGTCCCGTTACCATAGCTAGGCTGCCATGTAGTATCAGTCGCATAGCCGATACACACCCTCTGTAGTTTTTAACCAGAACCCATCATACAGGTCAACGCTGCTCAGTCGGTTTGGCACCTGATGAAGGATTTGGTTATTGCCTAGATAAACGCCAGCATGAGTTGGCAGTCCAGAGTCGCCAATTGCCATGGCTACTATGTCACCGTACGCAATGTCGGTTACACGTCTGAATCCGTAGTTCATCCACTGTGCAAACAACGGTTGTATCTGCCACATCGCAATTGGTGGACGTTCAGCATCAGGTAACGTTAGACCTAGTTCGGACTGATACCAATCCCGTACTAACGTCCAACAGTCCTGCACACCCCAGCAAAACTCACGTCCAACAAATGATGCCGTTTGGTATGATTCTGGACGGAGTATTGTATAGTCACCAGCAGCATTAACAATAACCCATGGAAGTGCTGTTGTCTCCGCAACTTCACGGTCAGTTTGTGACGGCTCTACAGAACCAACATGACTATGGACAATCGCTATCACTTGACTTCGTTGTTGTATTGCGTGCAACTCGTCTGGACAAATTCTAAAGCATCGTTGTGGTATAAGTGCTGTATTTTTGCAACGTTTATAAACACGACGACCATCATGGATAGCAATAACGCCGCATACCTCTTGGTCAGGATATTCGTTGCAGTGTTGTTTAATATAATGCAGTAACCGCTGGTCAATCATCGCCGTTGCCCTACTCCTGGAAAACTACCAAATGGAAGCGTCCCTGTACCAAACCGCTTCTTGCATGAACTCAGCCGTTTACCGCACACGTCTAGGTTTGCTGTTGGTACCGACTGATCCTCATTGTTAAAGTAATTAGTACCAGTATAACTGCATTCAACCGACCTATACCTCCATTGACATAGGTTAGCAATGACCTGTCGCTTTGGTATACGCACGCCGTCTAGGTCGATAGCAGACGCTAGTTCAAACATTACTACATCACGGTTCTCCTGTGTTCTGTTGTCTATTAAATAAATTTCAGTAGGCATCCGTGCAAGCGGGTCTGCCGTCGCACTATACGAGACATTGACATTACCGCTGGCTGTTGGTTGGTCAGGTGCTGTATATGTAAACGTTGTTGCTGTTATCGCTGTTAAAGTACGAGGTCCATCGGTAGCGCTACCCGATGTAATATTGATATAAACATTGTTCCCAACCTGCAACGTATGACCGCCTGGTATCGTAACGGTAACGGTCTGTGTACCTGGTTGGTTATATGTACCTGTGTATGTAGGAGCATAGTTGGCTGCATCAATAAATTTCTTTAGTGTACGGATACGAGTTACCGTAGCACCAGACAGATCACTGCCTGGGTTAAACCCATTGGATAGCAGGATGAGTTGTGTACCAACATCCGACAGGTTAGATAGTTGTAGTTTAGGCCTGGGCAGTGGACCCGTTGATGAGTACTCAAACCCCTCTGCTATTATCGGCAATCTGTTGTATGTGTTCTGGTCATATACAACATTGGCATGGAGATCGTTGGTACCTGCATGGAAATAGTAGGTGTCGCTGACTCCGTGAAGGTCTGCGTATAACGTAATTTGATACAGTTCGATTATGGCAGACGGAGATAGTAACTGCAATTCGGACTGTGTTTTGCTAACAATTGAGTACGTTGTACTACCTGTAACAGGAACAGGATTAAACGTACCATCTATTATAACGACACGACCGACCACATTATCATCAGCATCACGGTCTATCCGATAACCGCTGATGTAACGAGTTTGCCCTGACCCAGTGCCACCAGTGAGCGTTATACTCATCCCACGGTATGCGCTATCTACGTCACTAGCAGTAGTCGCCAAGTTAATGGTAGTAGCACTGCCGCCTAAACAAGTACCCGCTGTCATGGTTCTGCCACCTCCTCAAACTGACACGATACGCTATTGATATTAAAGGCAATCATCGACTTCTGCCACTGACGGCACACCCACTTTTTACCGC